GCGGTCTCGGAGTTGTTGGGCACCTCGACGTCGTCCGCCACGATGAAGTCGGCGCGGCTCCCGGCGATCTGGCCGGTGATTCCCACGGACTTGACGGAGGGGGCGTGAGCGGGCTTGCAGGCTCGCACGTCGAAGGAGATGTTGGAGTCCCGGTCCCCTTTGCGCGGGTCAGGGCGGAGGTGCTTTAGCCACTCGACCTCGGCCAGGAGCTTCTTGGTGAAGATCGAGAAAGCATCCGACCGGTCCTTGGAGGCGGACACCACGAGGATCTTCAGGTTTTTGTCGTTCCACAGGAGCCACAGCACGAACGCGCTGGTGATCCAGCTCTTGCCGACCCCGCGGAACGCCTGGATGACCTTCCGGCGCGGGCCGTGCTGAAGGTACCAGGCGATGCGGTACTGCACCGGGGTCGGGTCGGGCAGCCCCAGGTGGCGCCAGATCAGGAGCACGAAGACGCGGAAGTCGATTCGGGCTTTCGCGAGCGCGCTTTGGCTAGCCACGGGGAGCGCTCGGCTGCGCCGGCTGGCCCGCGATGGTCAGCTGGCCGAACTGGGACTTGTCGCTGAGAAAGGTCTTGACGAACTTCTCGTTGCGTCGCGTCAGCTTCCTGCGCTTGCCCGTACTCTCGTCGGTGAACCCGCGCTCATGCTCGGCGAGCGCGCCGGCCTGGTCGCCCGCGACGATCGCTGTGGTGAACTTGGGAAAGGTCTTGAGGCCGCCCTTGACGTTGTACTGGATGTCCAGGAGTGCGCGCTGGCGGTCGTAGGGCATGCTCTCGAAGACGCCCTCGCCGAAGCGGAGGTTGACGTAGCTGCGGGCGTGCTCGCCGGCTCGCTTGGCGTCCTCGCGCAGGGCGGTGCGTGCTTCCTCGTGGGTCCAGATTTCGCCTTCCTGCCCCTTCTGGCCCTTGCGGCCGTAGCCCCAGGTCATGGTGCCGTCGCCCTCGCGTGAGGGGTAGGGGACGGTCAGCTTACCTGAGTCGTCAGGCACGAAGCCTTCCACCGAGACGAGGTAGTCCAGCATCTTGTCGTTCACCAGCTCCTCGGTCTTGACGGTGTTCGGCTGGAAGAGGGCTGCCTGGGAGACGGCGAGCGCGGTGGGCACGGCCTTCCCCATGACTTTCTTCGAGTGCGCAAGGGCTGAGTTGATGTTCTTCAGCTGTTGGCGCTGCGGCGTCAGCTGTGTGTCGACGGGGCGTTGGACCTTCAGCACTTCAGGGTCGGTGGTGCGCTTCGCAACCTTCTTCGGTCGGATGTGGAAGCGCGGCGGGATGGGGGCAACGGTGCTGACCATGTTGTTCTCCGGGTGTGCGTGTGGAGCCGGCGCCAGGAATCGAACCCGGGACCGCGCCCTTACGAAAGGTGTGCTCTACCAACTGAGCTACGCCGGCTGAAGAGTATGCCCTCCCTTCCCTCACGACTAGAGGGGCGACCTCTCACTGTGTCGTGGTGCTGCACTAGGGAAGGGAGGGAGCTGCGGTTCGTTGCCGCAGGATGATCAAGAGTCAGGGAAGATGTTCTCGGCGATGTCGGCCCACAGACCGCGTTCTGTCGCTGGTGTGTGCCCGGCCAGCTGTGCCAGGCGGCGAACAACGATCTTCCACATGGGGTCGGATTGAATGTTCTCTCGCACCCAAGTTCGATAGGAGTAGTTCGCGTCGAAGTACTTGCGGATTTCTGGGGCGTTGCGGTGAAGCTTCTCGTAATCTCCAAGGTTCTCAGGGTCGGGAGGGACGCTGTACACCTCGGAGAGATTGTTGTTGCCGTCACGTTTGACGTAGTAGGCCACGGAGGTGTCTCCTAATTCAAGAAGTCGGGGATGTCGTCTTCGTCGCGTTCCTGCATTGTCTCTGCCAGGTTGCGAATTTCGGGGTTGGGGGCGTCGGGGTCGCATGTGATGTCGTTGTCTCGAAGGAATTGGCGTGCAACGTTCAGCAGGGCAGCGTTCGGCTCCTCCATCTCTCTGAGGAACTCTGAAAGGGTTTTTGCCAGGTCCGCGTGCAGCTTGGACATGTCACCTTCGGGGGCGGGCTTCTTGTTGCTCATTTGATCCTCGTGGGACACGTGAAGAAGGGCAGCTTGATGATGTCCTTCGGAGTCATCTCGCTCGCGTTGCGCCTGGTGTCCAGCACGCCAGCAATCTGGAGTGCGGCGGCGTAGTGCTCGGAGCAGAAGAGGGCTTCGAGGTTGCGGGGGTTGAGGCACAGGCGGTCCCACCAGTCCACGGCTGACCCAAGGGCACCACGGTAATCGTAGGGCCTCCCCATGGTCTCCTCGCAGAAAGCTAGGTACGCCTCTTCGTCGAACCAAGCGCGCGCCTCGCGGGACAGCGGGTACCACCACATGGAACCAGGGTACTCATCCAGGTGTTTGCTGAGGTGATTCAACTGTACGCCGGCCTTGCCGTATAGGCTGGTGGATTCGATCACGTCGACGCGCGCCCAGGAGCTGAGGGCGTGGGTGATCTTGTGGACACCGCCGACGTGCGTGATGCGGCACCAGGTGCGTAGGCGGATGATCGACGAGATGAACCCTTTGCCCTGGAAGGCGATGAGGTCGCCGGGCTTCATACGGGCTCGGGAGTTGGTGTACGCGTGCTTCATTTTGCACCTTCCGCGATGGCCTGGATTGCACCTGAGAGCAGTTTCGCTTCAGCCGCCGCGTCGATCGCTTGCGACTGTGTCATGGTGTGGCCGATCTCGTCGGCAAGCTCGGGAAGAACTTGCAGGGCCTTCAGGCCGTTGTTGCTCAGCCCCGGCCGCGCGATCTCGATGTGGACGGAGTAGTCTTCCGTCTCTTCGACCACGTAGATCCCGTTGCGGAACACGCCGTACGCGTGGATCTCCGCGACCTTGTCCTCGCAGCTGTCCCACAGCTCGACCTTGACGTGTGCGCAGCCAGTTCCGATGATCATGACCAGCAGCAGCAGGAAGCGCATGGCGTTACCTCATTTTCTTGAGTAGCTCGGAGACGTCCCTGTTCGTGACCGGGTCGCCTGCGCGTACGGGGAGGGCGATGTGCTTGTTCTCCCACTCAGTCGAGTTCAGGATGTCGGCCTGGGCCTGGCTGAGCCTTCCCACAACCACGAAGCTCTCCAACGATGGAGGCAGGGGGATCAGGGCGAAGGCGTCCTGGTTGAGCACACGGTCGCGCTCGCGGGCGGCCACCCCGAAGGTGCTCTCCCACGGTGTGTTGTTCAGCGCGAAGGCTTGCTCTTGCGAGATGCGCCCAGTCACGAGGACATCGTCGATGTCCTTGCCGAGGCTCTTGCAGCCACCGGCGGCCCACGCAATGACGAGAAGCAGAACTAGAAGGCGTTTCATTGGTCACTCCAGATGTACGCGGTGACACCAGAGACGAGGAGCATGAAGAAACCCCAGGCTCCAGTCAGGCGGTTGCGCCAACGTTCCCCTGTTCGGATGCGCGTCTCGTGGTCGTGCAGGGTTTCGAGGGCGGTGTCGAGTTTGGTTTCGATTCGTCCTAGCTGTTCGCCGTGGTCCATTATGCGTCTCCCCAAACTCTGATGATGATTTTCCAGTTGGCTGTGGTAATAACGAATCCGGCGTTGGGAGCGTCAAATTCAACCAAGATGATTCCGCTAGAGGCAACCGCCCACCTGATCCACGTAGTTCCAACAGCAACAGTGGCTCCGAAAGTAGCGTCGTGGCCTTGGCACCCAAGCGGAACTTCATCACCAGCCGTCCAGCCTTGTTCGCCGGTTACGCATTGTAGAACGACCTGAAAGAATCTTACGGTGGTAAGGCCGTGTCCAGCCACGGAGTCTACACCCGGCGTTGGAGCGATTGGAGATGTTTCGTAGTCAGGTGCGGGGAACCCTTGTTCGTAAGCGGTTGCTCCAGCGTTCACCCGGATCATGCTCAGTGCATCGCCCGCCGTCGGATCAGGAAATATAGCAGCAGCCGCCTCAGCTTCGGTCTGCGCCAACTCAGCGGCAGTTTCCGCAGTCTCGGCATTGGTCTCCGCCGTCTCGGCCGCAGTTTGTGCGGCTTCCGCAGCAGCTTGCGCGGCCTCGGCACCGGTCTCTGCCGTTTCAGCCGCAGTCACCTGGTCCGCGATGCTGCCCTGAGTGGCGACGTCAGTGTCAGCAATAGGATCGTCGACGTCGGTGATGCGCAGTCCTTCGGCATCCCACTGGGCGCCGCCGCCCTTACCCATACCAGTGATGGAGTTGTAGACGTCTTCCTCCTGGCGGTACGTGACTTGAAGAAGGGCGTCGTCGAGGTCAACCTCGATGATGTTGCCGCCCGACGCAAAGTTGACCGACGGCTCGACGGGAGTGTTTCGGATGATCGAGATGGCCGTCTGGTCTGCGGGAGGATCATCGAAGCGGATCAGGGTGCCGTTGGTGATGAACTCCCAGTCGGTGTTCTCCACGTCGTCAACGTACACTTCGACGTGCGAGGAGCGGACGTAGCTCCAGCCCATCGCGAAGTCAGTTTCGATTGCGTCGCCGACATACTCAGCGGGTGCGTAGGGAACGAATGCCATGGGGGCTCCTTTTAGATGCCAAGGGCGTCGATGAGGCCGCCACCACGCCCAGTCCTATCGAGACGTCGGGCGCGGCGGGCTTGTTTAACTGCTAGGGCCAACTCGGGGAACTCCCTCAGGAGCTTTCGTTTGGCTCGTGTGCGGTGCTTGGACATGACGCTTCGGATGAGCGCCTGCTTTCCGTCCGGCCCGTCACCTGCGCGCTGGTACCTTCGCGACTCCATGAGCTTCGTCATCTCGGTGCGGAGGGTGTTGCCGTTGCGCGTGAGGTCTTTGCTGGACAGGACGATGTAGCGGTCCCGCTGTTCTGCTGACAGCTCGACACCATGCACCTGGCCGTAGAGCCCGCGCATCTGAACGCCGAAGCCCTGCTCGCGGACGAGGCGGGCGTACTCGCGGTTCACCAGCGAGTTCACCTGCTTCCGCTCGAAGAACGGGCTGATCGTGTCCGGGCCGAGGCCCATGGGCATGATGATCACTTCCCCGAAGACGTTTCGCCGGGGCGGCAGGTCGGCCGATAGCCCCGGGATGCGGGCGCGCATGGCCTGAAGGACACTGTTCACCTCGTGGAGCACGTCGTCCTTCTCGGTGCCAATCAGCGTCCGTTCGGTGGGGCTGATCCCGGTGCGGGTGGTCTGAGCAAACAGGTTGGGAACGAAGGAGGCGCCAAAGCGCTCCAGGAAGGTCTCCATCCTTTGGTCCGGGCGGTTGATCGCGTCGACCAGCCCGGTGATGCCCGTGAAGTACGATTTGCTCGTCAGGTTCTTGGCCACAGCCATGCTGGCCATGACTGCTAGTTCCTCGGCTTCGCGGACCTCCATCATCCCGAAAGTGTCGCCGAGGTCGGCGGCGATTCCGAGGAAGAGACCGTAGGGGTCGGTGCGGTTGAACGACACGTAGTTGAAAGAGCCGTCCTCGTCTTGGAAGCGCACCGAGTACGGCTGCCAGCCAGTGGCCAGCAGCGCTGCGCGTTCGTCGGGTTGACTCGGACCACCGCTGGTGATCTTGCCCTCATACGCGGCAAGGCCGGCGCCGACGTACATCATGTACCCCATGGTCAACCTGGTGCGATGAGCGCTGAGCGCTGCGGGTGCGCCGGCTTCCGCCTGGCGGATCGCTTCCTTGTACTCGTTCGTCATCCGGTGGAAGACTGGGGTTCGCTCGAAGGTAAACTTCAGGAGGTTGATTGGCGTTCGCACGAACGGAATGATGAACCGTGCCGTGGGGTGCCGCATGACAAAGGACTGGATGTCCTTACCTACGGAGCCCTCGGCGAGCGGGTCGGTCCACGTGCGGATACGCGCATCGTCTTTCGCTAGACGGTCCATGCGGGAGAAATCACGCTCCTCAGCTGCCGTCAGTTCGTCGATCGAATCTTCCCAGCCCGGCACGCGCTGCTGCATTCGCGCAATGTGGTTGTCCACGTCAGTGATTTCCTTGCGGATGGCGTCGTCGTACGCGAGGCTCGCCAGGCGCATGTGGTAGTTGATGGACTTGGCCAGCTCGTCGCCCGTGGTCAACAGGCGCCCCGGCATGCGAATGACGTTGCCAATCATGTTGACGAACTTCGCGCCAGGAGTGCCAGCTGCGAGGGGACCAGCGAGGCCGCTCTCCCAGAGCTTCATGACGTTGCCTGACGTGAAGGCGTCCTTGCCCAACTCAAACTGGCGGGCATCGGC